GGGGCCAAGTGCGCGTGTGTATGTGCAAACGATTCTCATTCTCAACAACTTTTGCAACTGCAAATCATTCTCAATAGCTGCCCGATTGCTGTTGCGAATCATTATCAATAAGAAACTAATGACTGTTGCGACTGATTCTCAATAGCTATAAGGCCGCCTATAGACCCCCCGACGGGGGCAGCGGGCTGGCTCCAAGCGCTAACTAGGGCTCAAAAATTCGAAGCAAAATCTTTTGGTGGTATCAAATAAAAAAAAAGAGAGGCCCTGAGACCCCTCTAGAAGCCCCTAGAAGCCCCCTTTACTACTTCTTAGACCTATTAGTACCTTTAGACGTAATAGACAGGTTAGAAAGCCTGTTATCGCGAGGGTTACCGTTCTTATGGTCTACATCTTTACCAGCAACATCACGACCAGCGTTAACAAGTTTTCTACGAGCTTTGTTTCTACTACTCCTATTAGCCCGTTGTTCGGGTTTGGAGTGGTAGTTATCGTATTCTTTGCGGTAGTTACGAGGCATCTTTAGACCAATTAAGAGCTTTACTAATCATAGGGAACTCTTTTTTGAAGATTTCTTTAGCTTCTAGTGCAATTTTGATGTGTTCCCACTGAGTACCGTTAGATGTTCGTAGGTCTATGTAATGAATCCAACTACGAAGAGAGCCTGACATATAAAGACGACTAGGAGTAGCTAGTGGAAGAACATCTCTAGCTGTTTCTTTTGCACAACCGTAAGAAACCATTTCTCTGTAGAGATCTTGGCTTTCTTCAAAAAGTTTAGAGATACGACGGTAAAACTTTTGAGTTACATCCCAAGGAAGATCATCAATAGAGTTTTGACGGTTAGTACCGTCTTGTCGTCTGAGGTGAGGTACTGTTGGGTACCCAAGATCTTTTACGTCTGCGTAGCGTTGAGAGAACTCTTGAAAGCTAAAGCTTCTGTGACGAAGGATTTGTTGAGCAATACTTCTAGTTGTGTTGATTTCTAGAACCAAGTGACACATCTCAAAAGGAGACCAGTGTCTATGTTTAATGAGGTATTTAATAAGCTTTTCTGATCCTTCTGCTTTTTGCTGGTTAGTTGGGTTAGAGACTCTTGCCATGTAGACAATGAGGTCTTCTGCGTCTGGTGTGGAAGTAACCAGTTTGACAGGGATCATGAACAGAGGCTGTAGGGCCTATGCAGTATAGGGTATATAGGTTGCTTGTTAAGGAACAGAAAGAGAACAGTTAAAAAACAATTTAATAACAGTCTTTTCAAGTAACAATTTAATATCTGTTTAAAACCGGTCTTTAACCGTCTTAAGACTTATTAATATCAGTATCCTACTTACCCTTGTCAAGTTGTCAAGAGAGCGTAGGTCCCAAAAGGGCCACTTTGATGGGTGTAACACATTGAACTACAAAGTGCGAGGTGTAAACCCTAGTGTGAGGTCACGTTCACCTCTTTATATAGAGGCGCAGATCCACCACGGCTTTGGAACGGGAGCTGTGCTTTTTCTGAGGAACCAACGATGACTCTGACCTATCGCGGCCAAAAATACGAGCAGCACAAAACTGTTCAACCTGACGGTACTTATGTGCTGTCGTATCGCAACGTGACATACAAAAAAGAACAGTCCCCTCTGTATGCCTTTCTAAGGGGCCTCTGAGGCTGTTTAAGGGGTTACATATCCATAAGCCAGTTAGAAGCCCCTGTAGAGGCTCCTAGAGCCTTCTGAAGGTCTTCTAGGCTTTTGGCGTAACCCATAGCATCAACAGAGAGGCCGTTATCTCCTTGGATAAACTGTCTCTCTAACTCCCACTGTTCAGCAAGTCTTGAATCCATAGCTTTCTTCTCAGTAAGAGCCATGGACTCAGTAAAATACTGAACTGCCATAGCCAAAGCGTCGAGACGGTCATCATGTCGGATGGAATTTTTCTCTTTGGTTATGCGGGTCAGTTGCCAAAAAAGTTGGTATTGGGAACGAGTTTCACCTGGATAACACTCCGTGGTTCTAATGTCCTCAGTGATCACGTTTGTATCAACCATCAACCTGTGTTGATTGAGGACAGGTTCCAGTGTGTCAATAATTCGGACCTCTTTTTGTTTTGTATGTCGGACCTCTTCGACAGAGCAGGGGTAAATTACTCCGAGATAGCGCTTAAGGAGTTCAGAGAACATACCGAGGCCAAGGTTACTTTCAACAAGTATTTGCTTGACCTTGTACTCTTTTGCAATGAGGGAGAGTTTTTTGAGATTCGTTTCGCTGTAACCACCTTTCAAACCACCAGAAGCAAGAAGAAAGAGGTTTCCGTTCAAATAAGCGACTACCGCATACCCGAGTTCGTCAGAGCCCCGTCCAGAGGGGTCTACGGCAAGTACGACGCCAGTGTATTCAAGAAACTCAGAACCGATTTGGGCAGGCTTGTAAAACAAGTCTCCGTGAAGACCGACCGATGGTAGATCTAGGGCTTTATCGCCGTTAGCTAGCCACACAACTTTATCTGGACCTCGTTCACGGTTTAAACGGAACACACAAAGGTCTCGAAGTTTAAGAGGAAACTTTTCTTCATCGCTAAGACTAATGTCCAGCAAAAACTGAAGGTTAAACGTTGATCTACCAATAGAAACTTGACGAGCTTCTAGTTCATCCCAATCAAAGCGTCGAGGGTCTACAGGGTGACCAGCTAGGCTTTTATCTTCATCAAGATCAGCAGCAATTTTAGGAGCTAGTCGTTCTCCGTAATAGTTATTACGTTTCTTTTCTGTTGGATACAAAGCAGGCCAAATACGGCAGGTATAACCAGCTAGTTCAAGTTTTGCGTAAATAGAGTCTTGAGTGTGTGGAGTACCAAGAAACACAATTTCTCCGCCTGGTTTAATAACGGAGTCAAACTCTTTAATTGATTCTCGTAGTTTGTCTCGAATCAGTTGAGTCTCACAGGACTGAGGTGTCTCTACGTCATCAGCAACAATTAGATCTGCACGAGAGCCTGTGATTTGACCAAAGATACCGCTAGAACGCACGCTAGGGCTTTGATCAGGTTTAGCTCCGTAAACATCAAACGCAACCTTAGAAAAGCGTTGAGTGTCACTAGGGAACAGGTCTTTGACCATGAACCAGTTACGCAGCAAGTCGTGACAAAACACGGAGAACGCGTCTGCACGGTCTTGAGCGGCTGAGATCACCAAGACCTTACAATCAGGGTCTCTACGTAGCCTCCACAGCACGTAGCCAGCCGTTAGGAAGCTTTTACCGCATCCCCTATAGGCCATGATGATTCGCCTGTCAGGGCCGTTCTGGAGGTAGTCTGCAAGCTGATATTGAACAGGTGTAGGGCTAGGCAACCTTAGGTAGTGCCAAAGGTGTGTAGCAAACACAGGAAACGAAGCTACAGCTTCCTGAATAATCTTTTCTGTTTGTTTATTTGTTCTTGGCACCGTTAGCCCACAAAAATACTTGACTCAAATTATTCTGCAGGATCAAATTCATTTTGACGAACTGCATCGTCATTTCTTCTAACTCTTTACGATCAGCAGCTGGAAGTTCCCTACGAATACGTTCTACGCGCAGTTGTTGTTCAACTGACAGTTCCAAATTGGGCATAGGAGGGAGTTCATCCATTGCTCGATCATCCATTCGCGTTTAGCAGAGTAGTGTTCGTTATCTCTGTACCACAGCCTCCAATTTTGACTGCCCTTATCTTGGTTGCAATGCACACAAGCAGGAACAATGTTGGTAGCTAGATCTTCTCCACCTTTAGTTCGTGGATGAACGTGATCAAGAGTTAAAGAATCACTATGGACCCCACAATAAGCACATTTACAATTAAACGCATTTTTAATTCCTTGCTTCCAAGCTCTAACTGCATCTCGTCTTTGAAGAGAATGAAGGTTCGCCATAGCCACCTCAGGAGTTAGATACACAAAATCCCCAGCAGGTGTCTCGATCACCATACCGGGGACTTTGCTTGGTACATATAGGAATTTGTGTTCCTACACACCAATATAAGACCTAACTTTCTTTAAATCGACTTCTGGAAGAGCAGAAATCATTTCAGAAATAGCAGAGACATCACCACCGTTAAGAGCAGTAATACCTTGGTCTTTAAGGAACTTAATTGCGTTAGCAAGATCAGATGCTTTTACATCGTCACGATTAAGTTGGTCAATAAGTTTAGTAGCTACCAGACGATGCAAACTATACAGATCATCTTCTGACGCTAAACCTTGACTATTATTTAGAGACTTTTTTGGAGAAGCTGCCATAAAGAACTCGGAACGCTTTCAATCCCAATTGTACGAGACCGTTTTCACGAAGTTTAGAAGCACCAATTAGTTCTGAAAGAACAAAAGCCAAAGACCAAAGAGCAGCTTGAACAGTGGGGTCAGTAAAATCCATAGTTAGTTAATGCAAAGTTGAGCACGTTCCCAATAATAAATGCGATCTTGGATACCGTTCAGGCCGCCGTTAAGCCGCCTAGTGGCACTATACACGTCACCAGTTTTACAAACGTTTAAATAATCGTTATCAACAAGCCATTTATAGGCACAAAGAAACGGGTACGTATTAGCTGTGTAATCCGTACCTAGCTTCATAATGTTTTCATCTGGAGTGCCACGTTTTGCCATCCAGTTTGAAAAATTCTGATGATTTGCACGTCCAGTTAGTTGGATAGGGCCACAACCCCGATACTTAGGACCGTCACCAGGATAAATGTTTCCAAGATCGCGCCTGCCTTCAAGATATTCTCCTGAATCAATTTCTTTCATGTAAACAAAACCTGCGCTTTCATGACACATCTGGGCAAGAAGCATTCGCCGTGCAGTGAGGTCGTTTCTAAACCCAGTAGCGTCTAAAAGGTCTTGCAAGTCATCAAGAAACTCGTTGTCAAAGCTATCTGCAGGGTGCCCAGTAAGCTTTGAAAGCATTTCACCTGTAACTTGATGCTTGACATAGTTAGGGTGCCCCTTAGGGCCGCTACGCCATAGCTGAGCAAACTTATCCAATGTTCCTGGTGGTGTTTGCTGTTGAAGAAAATCAAGAGCGTGGTTTTGATGTGGCTTGTCGTTGTAATACTTAGCTACATCACGAAGAGAGATTTCGGCCATGGAGTAAGATGCGGTCTAATTTTTCGTCTATGTGTTGGATCTGCTGTTCCAACCGACTAATCATAGGCATCAACTCGTCCTTACGAACAAAATCTTTATTAATTACAACTTCTAACTGATCTACTCGGCGGTCAAGGACTTCAAATCTTTTTGAAGACCAAGTGAATACACTACCGCCGATACCAGCGACTCCTAAAACTATAGACAGGATGAAGGAAGGTTCCACATTTAAATATTATATTTTGTCTTTACTGCTTTAATATTTTTCCTAATTCTACGACCGCTTCCGGTGTTTTGCATTCCGTACTCATACAACCGATCGTTAATTTCACGTTCAGTCATTGGATAACCAGGAGCACCTGCCATTTGAACAGAGCCACGCATTTTGTAGCCTTTAGAAGATTTCTTGTTCATGATTAAACTTTTTTGTGTTGAGCAACGTTCCTTTTAAGTTTTTCAATAGTTTCTGGTTTTACTTCACCAAAAGCTCCACGAAGGGCTTCACGAAGAAGCATTTCGTCAATTTGTTTTTCAGTCCTAGGGCTCCACTGAGCAACGTTTTGATTTTTGCTTTTTGTTTTGTAACCTTTTTTAGTTCTCATTTTTTAGGAACGCAATTGGGAACGTTTTTGTTGCCTTTCTTTTTCATACCAACCATTTGGTATCCTTTCCAACATGGTCCTTTTGCCATAGTTAATAAATAACTTTTTTAACTATAAACGTTTGTTCCCCTTGCAACCGCTCACGCGCTGACATTGCTCTAGCCAAGGGGTGGTGGCGAGTAAAGCCTCATGCTCAAAAATACATAAGGAGCAACCAAAACGGTTGCGTAGCTACTGTAGCAAATTCTTATTTAGTTTTATAGCCAGTTTTAGTTTTACCGCCTTTGCTGTGTTTAGAAAATTGTTTAGCAACTTTAGGCTTATTAGCATAAAGATACTTACGTTGTTTTTCGGACTTAAACGGCATGAAACAGTTAAATATCTTTCTTAAACAGCTTATTCAATACTTTATTGATTGGCTAGTAGAGCAGTGGAGAGATGCTAAAACTACAGCAAATTTAAACAAAGAAATACGTAAATATAAAGAAGCGACTGAAGAGTTACATCCTCAGTCGCAAATAGAATTTAAAGAAAAAGGTGTTTTTGGAAAACCTGGGTGGTCAATTCAAATTACTAACAAAGCTTTTAATAAACAATAGGTTAATTTAAATTACTAACAAAACTTTTAATAAGCGGTAGGTTCATCAGCGGGTAGTGGTTCGTTGCCTTCGGCTAGCCATTC